GCGACTTCAGCTGGTCCAACTCCGCCAAGAGCTACGAGGGCCTGTACAACGAGGTCGTCAACCTCTGGTAATCATTTCATAAAATGCGGTCTTTCGTCGAAAAGCGGAGGACCGCATTTTTCGTTGAAAAAAGCAGCATTTTTCTCAAAAAATCGCTTGACATTTCTTCTGCCAGCCGTTATAATAATACACGTCGTCAGGGCCACGGCCCACGACGAAAAGAATATGCGGATGTGGCGGAACTGGCAGACGCGCGAGATTCCGGGTCTTGGTGC